GACGCCATATTTTTTCCCCAGCCTATCGATGGTGCCGCCGATACCGGTAATACTGGCGTAGACAGTCGCGGTCTCGTCCACCAATGCCGCGGTGAGCCGGGAGATGGCCGAGGTCAGCTTGTCGACGCCAACCCCCGCGGCAGCCATGTCGGCGGCGGCCGTGGTAACGATGCGGGCGAACTCCTCCGCGCTGTCGGCTGCCAGTGCGGCGGCGATCTGGCTATCGATGTACTGATCGAGTAGTTGGTCTTGCGCCACCACATGCAGCCGTTCAAGCTCGGTCAGCTCGGCGATGGTGGCTCCGGCGGCCTCAAACTGCTCGTCGAGCGCCGCAAATCTGGCGTCAAGCTCGCGCAACGACAGCTCATATTCGCCTACGTTACCCTCAACAGCCTCTTGGACGGAGACCAGCATGCTATAACGAGTGGCTAGTGCCGTAGCTGACTGTTGCAGCGCCTCGAACGATTGCCCAGCCGCCAACATCGGAGCATCAATCTCAACACCGATGCCGGTGAACATCTGCCGGTATCCGGACTCCACCGCGGCGGTAATGGCGTTGCCGTAAGCCTCCCACAGCTCACCGGTCAAATCCTCCAGCATTGCGGCAAGTTCATCTTCGTCGAAATTTTTTGTTTTGGTGCGATCATAATATGTCCAATCAAATTCAATCGCACCTAATGCGTCAACAAACTCAGCCGTAAGCTCATCAGGTAACCCAGCAGCCAGCTCATTGACCCATGATGTGAAATCATTGACTACCTGGCCGACAATTGCATCAACCTCGGCAACAGCAGCGGCAAGCTCATCATCGGCCTTACCATGGCGCTCGGTGACCTCCAACCATTGGCCGGTATAGTCTACATGTGACGCACCTTGGCGCGAGAATGTCCCAGGCGGCAACCCACTGATACCGGTGGCGGTGAGCGCACCATCGGCAATGCCCATGCCGACATGCCCGCCGAGGTATACCCGGGGAGTTGCACCACCGCCGAATATTCCGCCCAGCAGCGAGCCGCCAATGCCCCCAAGGAATGACCCCACTGGGCCAAGCGGCGTCATTCCACCCAGTAGCGCCCCCGCGGTGGTGAGTCCCGCGCCTGCGTAATCACCGGCCATCAGACTCGGGAGCCCTGCTAGCGCAGCAGTGCCAACGTTAAGCTGCCAACCAGGCAGCGAGCCAAGAAACATGGCCGTCTTATCCATGCCGAGGCCAGTAAAGACATCACCGATGCCAAGGCCCAGCATATCCCAAGACGTAACCATTGGTGGTAGGCCAAATCCGCCAATGATGCCACTACCAGCAGCGCCACCAAAGCCGCTCTGCACTATTTGCTGTTGTGCCACGCCGGATATGCCAGGGATATTCAGCGCACCGATTATAGGTAGGATTATAGCATTACTCGCATAATATGCGGCGATGCTGGCCAACGTGTCTTTAAACAAGTCCTCGATGCCGTCGGTGAGCGTCTCCCAGCTGTCAAGGCCGTCATCCAGCATCGCGCGGAAGGTGTCCGTGGTGGTGTCTTGGAACCGCTCGAACACCCGCTCCTGGATCGCGGTTAGCTCGCCCGCCGTCTGCTGGGCCTGAGCCAGAATCCGTTGCTGGGCCGCCTCGACCGCGCGGGCATATGTGGTCTGATCGATAGCGCCGGCCTTGAGCAACTTGTTAAGGTGGGCGATCTCGGCGTTGTATCGCTCCTGCGCAGTGCGGAGCGATTCTGTTAACCGTGCGCCTTCCTCGGCTAGCGCTTCCTGTTCCCGCCTAGCGCCGGTTAGTTCTTCCTGCGCTGCGGCCACCGCGCGCGAGTAAGTTTCCTGCCCAATTGCACCAGCCTGGAGTAGCTCATTAAGATGTGCCAGTGTGTCGTTGTAAATCTCCTGCTCGGTGCGCATGGACTCAGTGAGCCGCGCGCCTTCCTCCATCAGCACAGCGCGTTCGCCTAAAGTCTGCTTTGCCTGCTCGTATGCCTTTACAGCCTCTAGTATCTGCTGGTATTGCTCGGAGCCGACCTCAACATCGACCTTTCGCGCCAACGTCATCGCGCGCTGAACTGTTTCGGTTTCGCGGAGGAGCTGCGTTTCGAGTTGCAGCTCGGCCACCAATTCTTTATGCTTACTAACTTGAGCATTTAGTTCTGGTAATGGTGGAAGATATGGCGCAGGAGTGGTGGGCGCACTACCAATTACCTCTGGTGGTGCCAACGGGAGAGCACCACTTTGGATCGTTTTGTCACTGAAAAGCTCCCGTATATCTTTATAGGTACTGTAAGCGGCGCCACCAGCTGCGCCGACTAATGCACCCACAGGGCCTCCGAATTTCATGCCAACAAACGCGCCGGCTATGAGCTCCCACTGTTCTGTAAATAACTGGAACTCCCGAGAACCGACAAGCGCGCTTATAGCACTTGTTATACTATCGATGTGCCCTGGCATTTCAGATAATGCCGATTCAATGCTATCAAACCAGTTTGGCAGGTCCATTTCTTGTAGCTCACGTTGTGTCTTAACCCAGTCGCCCAAATACTCGGTGAGTGCGAGAATTGATGGAGCGAGAGCCTCGCCAACCTCAGCCGCTATTTGATCAACGGCATTCCACGCGAGCCGCATTTGTGCGGAGAACGATTCTGTAGCTTTGATGGACTCTATTGTGAGTGCTGTGGCATGTTGGGTTTCCTGTGCCTGTATGGATAGAGCTTGAGCCAAGAGTTCGGAATTATTAGCCAATGATGGCAGGACTTTTAGAACTTCCTCGCCACGTAACCCAAAAACATCCAAAATCTCCGCCGCTGATCTCCCTTGATCGGTCATGCGGCCAATACCTTCAATCCACGCCTGGAATACTCGCGTAGCATCCTCACTGAAAGTTTTTTCGATCTGATCGCCGGTCATACCAGTGAGCTGTTGGAGATACTCCATCGCTTGGCCGCCCTCACGAATAGCGGCGTCGATCTCGCGCATAGCACGCCCGACCACGGACCCACCCAGCTCAGCGCGGATACCCATCGAGCGCATTGCCGCACCAAGAGCTGTCGCCTGCTCGGCCGACACAGAAAAAACCGACGTAGCTTGCCCAATCTCTACCGCGAGAGAAACAATCTCAGACTCAGTCGCGGCCATATTGTTGCCCAGGGCAACAATTACAGAGCCAAGTCTGTCTACATTGCTAATAGATCCGCCCGTGACATTGATTAGTCTTGCAAGTGCTGTGGCGGCGGCGTCGCCAGCGAGGTCTGATGCTGTCCCAAGTTGCGCTATGGTGCGCGTGAATATGCGGATATTATCTACGCCTTTAACTCCAAGCTGACCAGCTGCTTGAGCAATGTCCAATAAACTCTCAGTGGCAACTGGGAGTTCAAGCGCCATATCCTGAATATCTTTGCGGATTTGCCGAATTTCTTTTGCTGTGGCATTGGTGGTCTTTTGGACGCCGATCAAACCTTTATCTAAAGTAGCAAATTCATTGAGTGATTTATAGGCAGCACCGCCAACTCCGAGTGCTACCACCGCACTACGGAGTCTCAATATGGCGTTCGTCGAGCGCCCAAACCCAGCCTGCAAACCGTGTAGCGTGCCCTCCATCTGACGGGCACCACGGGCAATCCGGTCGAAGCCTTGGGTGGCTTGCCTAGCTGCATGATCGACTTGCGACGCGTCAACCGCGATACGAATACCAGGCATCTTACTTACCTTTTTTGAGATTCTGGCAAATCACTGGGTACAATTCACGTTCAATACGCAATATCTTCCAGAAGTCCCTTTCATCGCCACCAAAGTCTTTAACCAGTGCAGAAACTGCTGTCGCCCGTATAGGAGATAACCCACCCATCGCCGGAGGGCGTTCATGTGTGGAGCACACCCTCCATATATTCCACGCCAGCTCGTTGGCCGGATGGCGCGCCGGTTTGCCGCACTCGTGGCACGGCGGCTCTTCACCTTCGGCCTCATAGGCCTCACGGCAGCCCGCACAATCCAGCCCCCCGGAGATGATGGATTTCTCCCACTCTATCATTCCCCCAGATTTAGATCTTCGGCCTCCCGTTCTTCGACTTCATGCTGCTCGGCCTTGCGGATAATCAACCAGGCGAAGTCTGGATTGTACTCAACAAAGTTCTTCCTCATTTCCTCCGAGAATGGCACTTCATTGCCATTGACATCGCGCACATCCTCCCAATCAAGGACGGTTTTAACGAACTTTTCGCGCCGGATCTTCGCCTGATCTGGCACCGGAAAGCCCTTCTTCCATTCGGTATACTTTTTGGCAATGGCGGTATCCTCAGTGTTTGTCACCGGGCAAACCAAAAAACGGCTCCCCTGCACCTCAATCCAAAATGATTGATCCTCAGTGGTTTTAATGAGTAGACTCATAATTTCTCCTTATGCAAAAGTTAAGGTTGCGCTGTCTTCGCCGGTACTACCAAGTGCCTTGATCCCGATTGACATATTGACGGCCGGTGCGTTCGTCGCCACCTCCGGCACCGCGATTGATACGTGTGACAAATTCAGAGTAGCCTTCTTCCCGGCGACATCACCACCAAATTTGATAGCCACAGCAAGCTCGGTGTCGTTGAAGCCTTCGTAAAAATATTTCACATCGGCTTTCCGCAAATACAAAGTTACCGTGCCGCCGTAGTCCCTCACCTGTTCCATGTATTCAGTCGGGCAGCCATCCGAGCTCAGTTCATCCTCGATATACTGCACAGGATCGTTGAGCGTAATGTTCATTGTCTGGATACGCTTGCTGGTGTCGGCACCAAAATCTATCGTAGTCAGACGGCTCGCCAACGGTTCACCTACTTCTGTTGCGGCGGGCAAAAATGGTGCTATCACATCATCAGCAGTCCACACCACAGAATCCAAATCTCCAAGCGTGATTTCACCTGTAGTGTAATCAACGGCAGTGATCTCGTAGCCGGCGCCGGTGTTATCATCTTCTGCAGTCACATTATGAATCCTTGCGCCAACCTCGAAAAGCTTTGGGTTGTTCACGATGAATTTGTTATCCGAAGTCGTCCCATCAGACTTAACATTATCTGTACCGCACCAGCCCATCCACATCAGGCCGCCGCTCCAGTTCTGCGTGACGCCGCCGGTGTTATTGATTGACAAACCCAACGAAGAAACCGTACAGCCCTTGGCGAAACGCAGGACATGATCCTGCATAAACCACATAGAAAATGATGGCTTTTCCAGCTGTTGCGAATAAGCCACGCTCACACCGGCGTTAACAGTTTTGGCGCCAAAAAACGATTCGTACAAGACGTCGTCCTGCGGCGCGGTTCCGGCGGCCCCCGAGGGGCGGATATAGGCAGGAAACGACCACGATCCGGCGGGCCGCGCGTCAACGAACCGATCCAGCACATCCCGGCTGTTGCGCACCTCGTCAGAATCCGTAAAGTTCGGGTTCTGGTTCATACTGCCGTACCCTGCGGCAATGGTGACAACCGCGCTGCCACCGGTGGCCGGGTACGCCAGGACGCCCCTCGTGGTCTCCCTGACCAACAAAATTTTTTGGTCTCTTGCAATTGCGATGTTTGACATTTTTCTTCTCCTCTATTGGATTACTCGTTTACCCATGCCCACCATGGGGCCGTCACTGTATGTTGATACCATGTGCCGTCATTATTGATGCCATTCTCAACAGTATATGCGCTACGGAATTTAACACATCCAATGTCCTTGAGGTGGAACAACCCCTCAGCAGTTGCTGCCAAGGTTGCACCTGGCCGGCTGCCAATGTTTGGCTTTGTGAAAACTTGAATTTTAACCACACCTTCGCGGATGCCAACACCGGCAGCACCTATCTCTTGTGTGTCTATAATGTCTGGTAAATTCGTGAACCGCACCCACGAGCCATCTGGAGCCGCAAATGGCACGTTCGGCCAGGAGATGGTTGTCGCCGTCCAGTTAGCGCTGAAATAAACCTCTATGGCTTTCGCAATTTCAGTCAAGGTCATTCTATTGTGTCCTTGCCTTTAAGCTGCCCGGATAGCAACCGATCAAAAGCATTCAGTGCATTCGCTACCATACCAGCAGGTGCCTGTTGGCTATGGCCTTCTTCGAGGGGTTCAATATATTCCACATTATTTGCAATCCACCACGTCCAATTACCCGCCGGACCAGGATCATTCGTCGGCGTCAGCGGATATTGACCCTCCGGCGGCATGTACTCGCTCGGCTGATCACTTGTCAGTAACCATCCGGCGGCGGCACGGCCGGTATCGCGCGGCGTGTCCTTCTTAATCTTCTCGGTCACGTCAATGAGTGTCTTGCGCGTTACACTACCGGCCTCGTCCTCAAATTTATCGACAAGCCGATCAAGCGCCCGCGCGAAGCCTTCCGCGCTGTCATACATTTTATCGAGCATTTTAGGTTCTCAACCGAAACGCAACGGTTGCGCTCACAGGGTCAGGTTGAACCTCCTGAATCTGATAGACAACACCGTTAATCGTCACGCGATCTATAGTCTTCGGATAAAATCCCAGATCATCAGCCATTACTACGAAGCGGATATCACCTGCTTGTGCAATGCCAACTTCGATCTCGCGCAAAGTATACTGCCTGCGAAAGCCTTCAATCCCTTCGTAATCCACAGTGATTTCGACATTTGTGCCGGTTTCGGGATTGTATGCCGTACCAGTCACCCGCGTAAACGTAGCAGGCACTTTAACATCGCCAGCAGCTCGGAATCCCGCAGAGACACCAGCCTTTATGGTATCAGTCAAACCCATCAACAATTGCCTTTCTTGCCTCCGGTCTTCTTGCCCTTGCCTTTACCAGGCGCACGACCCTTCCCGCCACCACGGCCATCACGAGGCCCTTTGCTTCCCGACGGAGGACCCTTACCATCGCGTTTCGGCATGTCTTGTCTCCTTTCAACACCTCACTAGCCTAGTCGTGCTACCTTTACGCACACCCAAATGCGACACGAGCTTAAACACGTGCGCCGGGATCTCTCTGAGACGATCATGCTTGTCTACCTCCAGCTCCACCCCGGCCACACTAATGACTTTAAAACCAGCGGTGTCCGGCAATGACTGAAGATCCTGGCCAATCAACACGAGCGCAAGCTCACATTGAGCGTCCTTGAGCACGCGAGGAATAGTATCTGAATCAATGGCATACACCCAGGCAGCAGGCTGGTTTGGTGTCATGTAATATACACTGCCGTCAAGATAAACACCCCACCTCGGCCACTCCATCGCTTGGTCGGTGTTTGATTTTTCGCCAAGCCACGAGATATACTGATCAAGCATGCGCGCGGCATGAACAAGCGCGGCGCTTTTAGTCGGATCATCGGCAGCAGTCCAAGCTTCGGCATGCAGCCTGCCTTCAAAATAAGCATCGGCATCGGCAAGGCCGATATAGGTGTTGCTGTCCGGCTTGCTGGTACCGTCTTCGACGATGAGTGTCAGCGCCATGATTTAATTTTCCTCTAATCCAAGTAACAGGCCGGGGCGAAACCCACAATGGGGCTCGAAGCCGCCCGGGCGTAGCCCAAATAACGAGCCCAGACCCCCGCATACGAACCATTGCTCCAACTCCCACCACATAGAACACATAGTTGATCACGGATGTATTGACCAAAATAGTCTTCGCCGAACGGGTCAGTCCCAGCGGATGACAGGGCATCTCCAGACTTCGGGAGTGCGGCACACGCTTTTGCCCAATCCGCAGCCGCCATTCCGTCGGCAAACACCTGAGCGTTTCCGTTGCCGAGCCTTAGCACAAATCCCGACCCGGATTTGAGCGGCATATCAATTTCATCCATCATGGCCGCCACCCCGGTTGCTCCCCAATGGTCGGTTGCAAGCGTCGTCCCGCTCGTAAAATCCTTCATAGCGGTTGCTTCTTTTGCAAGATAGAATTTACCTATTGTAACTGTGCCACCATCAGTTCCGGCATCATAACCTGTACCAAATCCAGATGAATCAAACTCAATCGAAAATGTATCATCATCAATCCGAGTCACTTGCCATATTTTATCACTCGCGCCTGACCAATCAGCCTGAGTGATATCGTCCAACATCACGTAATCGCCCGTGGTCAAACCATGCCCCGTGACTGTGATAACGCTTGGGTTAGCTTGCGACCATGCCTCAATCGCGCTTGTAGTTGCTACACAGGTCATCCCGATCGCGATGATGTACATATTGCCGTTCACGTCAGCCACCCCGCAGTTCTGGCCGTTGTGCGTCGTTTTGGCGAATAATGAGCCTGAACCGGCTTTCCCGCAATTGGAGTACCCATCGGATTGATAGACGACCGTGGTGTCGTCGTTGTCTTTGAGTGCGTTGTTGTTACAGCCTTTCGGATAATTTTTGGTCGCATCCCACCAAGCGCAATTCTGGATGCCGTTTGCCGCTTGGCCGTGAGCTAAGGCGATTTTTGCTAACGCATCGGAGATAAATACTGACCTCTCAAACCATATCGAGCTTGCATTTACTTCACCGTTTTCTCCATCAACAGCTTTCGCTGCATTGATAGCCTCATAGTATTGATTTACTGAGCATGCTGTCAGGTCTGCGATTGGGTTGTGATCTGCATATGTAGATATTGGGTTGCCGTTTTTGACGCTGGCCGCTACATACCCTGTGCCCCATGCAAGTTTTGAAGCAGGATATTTAAAGGTGAAAAACCCGTCCTGCTCCACCCCACCATCAATAAAAGCACGATGAAGGGCATAGCCAGCCGCATTAGCAGCAGCGGTATCAGCAAAATCATAAATTCCTTTAATGTCAATGTCGTCACGGTAGATATAGGCCCAACCGCCTTCGGTGTAAGCACCATAGCCTTGGGTATCGACATTGAGTTTCACGGTGTTAACGCCGTCATACGAGCAATAGAAATCCTGCTCGTTAACTTCGGTCATCCCCGAAACGCCGCGAACCAAAATCTTTGTATTGGTTACATCAGAAGGGATACCATGGGATGCAATAGTCATCACCCCATTTGCCGCCTGAGTGATACCAGTAATAGCGACGACAAAAGCGGTTTTGGCGAATGTTGGGTTATCTTTGTGGTTCATCCGCATGTAAAACTTTGGGACCCATGCGATCTGGGAACCGCTGTTCGTCATGTAGTTACCATAGTTGTCGTGGCCCCTGATAACCGTTCCTTCCATCGGGCTGATGCCATAAGCGGCAAGCTCAGCATCGGTCTTAGGGCAGATGCCTACGCCGAAGCCAAGGCCGCCGGGCTGCCCGATATCATTCGGCCTTACTGTCTGGACGACCTCATCACCTACAAGCAGGCGACCACCATCGTTCCCCAACACAGGCCCTGCGTTGTTGTAATCGAGCTGGAAGGTCGAAGACGCCGTGCCGGTGATTATTTTTTGCATAGTCGGATTACCTATCGGCATAATTTCAACCCCCCTTCGGCACGCACATAACAACCCCGACTTCACCCGTCGTAACACCCTTGCTCAAACGGTAAAGGCCGGGACCGTACACTGTCTTTGCGTTGTTAACGGCGTTTAACTCGATATCCACGCCATCAAGCTTAAGATCTATCCAATTTGCGCCGTCATCGACGGAAAATTGGATCTTCACGGCATCATCCCCGACGAAGCCTACCGCAAAAAACGTAGTCGGAAGCCTTCCCCTACCGTTGATCGCATCAGTGAGAATAATACTGTTGCTATCAGCTGCATCAGTTGTGGGAGCAATCATCGTTACAAAATTCATCGTTCATC